GTGAGAGCCGATGTTCGCATTCGTATTCGAGGGGGTGTTATTCGAATTCGCATAGCTGAAGCCTGCATTCGCACCGTTATTCGCATTACCGCTGAACAGGACACCACGAAGAACGACCAACCTTTTTTTGTTTTATGTCATAACTGCTTATTATTAAATTATTTACAAATTCGGTATAAAGCAAAGGCGAGAGCCGAAGGACGCAAACGTAGCCGAGGGGGCGTTAATCGAAGACGCAGAGCCGAAGCCCGCAGTCGCACCGTCATTCGCATAACCGCCGAACAGGACACCACGTAATACTGTTCCCGACGAGGGAATGTTAGTATAGTGGTAGTCCGCCCAATAGGTTGTTGAACCCCCGCCGACTACAGCAGGCATGATGTCGCCGAACTCACCGAAGACAAGTTCTTTAACATAGGATTCGGTTCTGGCTTCCAATCCTCGGAGGGTATAACCATTGTAATTGCTGTCGTTGTAGTTGGCCGGATTGTCCGCCACATACACTTTTGATGTTCCGCCGTTAGCCTCCGAGGCGATTTGAATGTTGATGCCGTCACTCCAACCCCAAATATGGCCGAACGGATTTTCTATGCCTCGATAGCGGGGAACCATGACCGTCCCGTGCGTACTTCCGTCGGCTTTTTGCATAACGTAGGCTATCTCGCCCGAAGCGTTGCCGAGTTCGTCGGTGTAACCGCAGGGCACGAACGGATAATAACCGTTAAATCCGTTCCAATCCGGTGTGTTGGTAACACCGTTGCCGAGACCGCCTTGTGCAAAGCCATTTGCGTCCTTTTGGGCGTTGAAAGCCGTTTGGCAGTTACGGTTGGCGTATTCCACATAGTAAAGCCAAAATACGGCCTTGTATGCGTTGTAATCAAGGCAATTCCACTCGCTCGTAGCCGACGCATTGCGGAGGCGGGCTGCGCTGCGGAATGCTGTGCGGCTCTTAACCGTAACAGGGCGTCCGAGGAGCGACCGATACGTTCCGTCCCAATCCGATTGGTTGTTGCCGCCTCTGTAATCTGTTCCGGCATTGACAACCGAACAGAGTTTGCCCGTACTTCGCTCCATGGCGGCCTCATACGCCGAAATATACATTTTGGGAACGGCGTGATAGCCGGGCAGAGGGTATTCCGATATTTTGCACCGGCGTATCGTTCCCTCTGTTTCGAACTTGCGGTAGTGAGCCGGTATTTCGACCATGACCTGCCCGCGCGAACCGTCCAGCGTGTGGGCTTTCCAGTTTGTCGGGTTCAGATACTCGACGACCGTTCCGTTGTCGCTCAACAGGCAGCCCCGCATCCGGTTTTGAATGGGGAGGCTTTTATGGAGTGCAATGCTGCCGATACGGGTACACGTCGGTGTCGATACGGTCGTGTCCCATTGGATGCCGTAGGCGCATTGGTCTTCGACATAAGGGAGCAAGGCGGCTATTTTGCTCTGCTTGGTTTCTCCGTCCGTGTCCATAACCTCGACAATGAGTTCGAGGGGGTTTACATTCCCAATGTGCGGGAGTTCATTCAACCGCTTGCCGTTGTCGAAAGCGTTGATAATTTGAAGCACTTTTGCTTCCTGTTCAGGTGTTAATGCCATAATTGTCTTGTTATTAAGTTAATCTGAAATTGCCGTTCCCCATAAGACGCAGCGAATTGGATTTTACCTTTCGCAACTCCGGTTCCGCAACCGTAATTTGTATGGTTCGGTAAATCGACGTGTTCTCGGTCGGGATGACGTGGATTTTACTGATACCTGTCCGATTGACCATGATACTGCCGTCAGGTTGCACCGAAACGGCATTGTCGTCGCCAAGAAACAGTACGTTGCGCCCCGTGTTCGTCGGAAGCAGTTCGTATTTTATGCGTCCCGGCACAGTGTTCCGAAATGTTATACGAGGCGGATAGTCGAGGTTGATACCTGTCGGAATCATTTTGTACTGACCGACGAGCGATTTTTCCAGCTCCTCCAACCTTACAATAGTGGCTCGTGCCTCCTCTGTGGTCTCTCCCGCGAGATTTGCGGCGGTGTCGGCGGCTGTGGCTTTTTGGTCTGCGAGGTCGGCTTTGGAGTTAGCGTTGTTTGCCGCTGCTGTTGCTGCTCCGGCTGCTTTATCCGCTGCTCCTGCTTTCGTGTTTGCATTTTGGGCAGCTGTGTCTGCCGCCGTTGCTTTCTCCGTTGCATTTTTAGCAGCTGTATTGGCTGCCTCCGTTGCAGTATTGGCATTTTTAGTCGCTGTCTTTGCATCCTCCGCAGCCGTTTCTGCGGCTGTCTTGGCTTTATTGGCCGCCGTAGCAGCTTCATTGGCCTTGTCTGCTGCGGTTTTTAGAAACTCCAAACTCACCTTGACGCTCTTGTTAAGAGCATTTACCCCTATGGTATACAATCCAACAAGAGTATCTGCCAAAGGCAATTCGCTGATTTTTATTTTCTTGACGCCCATATTGTTATTGTTTTATCTCCTTTAAATCAATCGCAAAATCACCCTCCTCCGTTATAACCCATTCACCTGATTCGGCTGCAAGGAGGTAGTGCTCATCTTCTACTCGGAACGACGTAAAAACCAGCGTAACGGTAAATTTCAGCCAAATTTTCCCCGACGCATAGAACTCCGAAACTGAACCACTTTTATAATGACACGGATATTCCAGCCCTGTCGCATTGACGTATAACAACCGTTCGTCAGGGCGCACCAAGTCATACAGGAAAGCGTCATAATTGCGCCATAATTCGGTTTGTGTCGTCGCCCGCATGAGGCAAGTTACCTTTACCTCTTTTGTCTTGAATGTAACTCGTTCTCCGTCGTATAATGCGCCGCTTCGTGTTCCGATATTGCGGAGTAGGTTTTGTTTCACGGCGGGGGATTTTTCTATTTCGGATAGTGTCCCATCCAAAACACGTATGCCATAATCCGTCATATTGCGCCCGTCGAGTTCGTAATCCCCGTATGGGGGAACTGTGCTTACCGGAGCGACATAGGTGTAGCTGTCCAGCGGGAAGTCATCGGCAAGTCGCAGCGTAATGAAGCCGAGGTATAGAGCGGTATCAATGTTCGTGTGCGACACCATGCGGAGGCGGTATGTACGCCCGATTTCCTTGAAATTAAACGTGTGGTAGGCTTTGTCGGATAACAACTCTATGAAGCCCCCAAAACGGTAATTTTCGCCCATAAACACGAACTTCATGGCAAATTCTTTGGTGTCCAATACAGGCTCAGATAAATCCGCCTCGATACCGTCCTCCTCTTGCCAATCGTTGCTTTTGACAGATTTCAACGACGGAAAGGCCACAAGTTCATTGTAGCCGTTCTCCTGCACGAAAACACCGTATTCCGTGAAAGCGTCTTTCCCGTCTATGTAGAATCTACCTGTCATAAAATCATTGCTCTATCTGTTGCTTTTTTGATAACTTGACACCCGTGTTCGCTCGTTACGAAAACCACCGCCCACGCCGAGGCTTGGATAGAGGCTTGCGCTCCGTGCATTAGCATAACTTCATGGCGGCCTTTGCTGTTGTATGACAGGTTGGCCGAGGTATTGCCAATAAGCACTATTGTCCGCTCGTTTTCGAGCCGTATATGTCCCGCATCAATATAAACCCCATATCGTTCTACGCCGTACTGCTTGAACCGCCGGAGGGTGGTTATGTCGGGGAAGTGATATTTCTGACAAAACTCAACTCCCTGCGGCGAGGTGAACAGCCTGATGATTTGTTCGAGGTTCTCCGTGCCTTTGAACATACTGCACAACCGATATTTCTCCGCAATGTTGAATAGTGAGCGGCTTTCGCATTCCCGCTGCGCTTGTTGCTTGACGGACTTCCATTGTGCGTATATTTCGTTAAGTAGCGTTCGTTCCATAGTCAGTCACTATTTTTTCAGTTTTATGCCTTTTAGGGCAATGTCGTTTACTGTATTTTTGACCGCTTGCATATCGTTCTCAATGCGTTCCAACTTCGACAGATGCTTGGTATTGTCCTCAATTCCTGCGAGGTGTTCAAGCATCCGGGCACTATTGGCAACAAGGAGTTTTGCGCTCTCCATAAGGGAGTAGGTATGCCCCTGTATGGCCGTCGCCCGTCCGTTTAGTTCATCGACGCTATCCTGCGAAGCGGTGGCGATTCCTTTTTCCGATGCCTCACGGGTGGCGTCGCCCGTTACGGTAAACATATTTTTTACCGAATCGGGGAGGTTGTCCCATATCATTTTGAACTCGTCGCCTACGGCGTTCAAGTCGTTGGCGAATCCGCTCATCGAGCCTATGATAGCATCAATCCCGGCAAACTCGCCGTCTTTGTACCATTTCGCTTTGTATTTGTCGAAAATCTCTCCGAGCGGTTCTTCGAGATACGTGCTTACCAGCATTCGTTTAATGACATCAGCAACAATTTCGTTTACTTTGTCGCCCCATGCTTCGGCAGCATCCTCGCCCGCTTGGAATGCGTCGATAAACGCATCGGCCAATTCGTTTGCGATGTCTGAGGCACTACCACCAATAATCTCCTCGACAATCTCGTTGATTATTTTGTTGGCCTCCCCGCCGAGTTCTTGTATCTGTCGTTCTAAATCAGCAATTTTACCATGGTCGGTTTTTTTCTTGGCGTCCTCATTCTTTATCTGCTCTTGGATGAGTAACTGTTGTTCGGCAATGTTTCGGAGTTGCTCTTTTGCATTGTCAAACTTCTTTTCTCCAAGAGCCTTATCAGCCGTGTATGCAATATTGGCATAGGCAACCGCCAATTTTTCTGCCGACTTCTGCATTATCTCGTTCTGATAGACAACCCGTCCCGTAATCATATATATCGAAAGGGCATATCGGTTTGTGGCGGTGTGAAGTTGCAGTACTTCTTTCGTCGTTTCGGCGTATACCTGTCGTACTTTCTGCAACACATTGAACGTGTTGTTCTGCAATCGCACCACATCGGCATTGTCGAGTTCCCATTGGAGTTGGTCAATACGACCTTGCAGCCTTTCAATCTCTTTCTGATATTTCTCGTCGTTGTTGAACAGTCCGATAATAGTTGTCGCTATGGACATTGCCGCCGAAATAATCGTCAGGATTACACTGGCTTTCTCCACCGTCTGAATTGCCGATGATGATGCCAACGCCGCAGTTTGCATCCCCGTTGTGGACGCCGTTGTAAGCGACACAATGCTATTTATCATGCTCAACGTCGAGGAAAGAATTGTCCCCGCCGTGCTGATAATTTCACCCGCCGTGCCGCCGACCGCATCTCCGATGCTTTCAAACTCACGCTCTGCCTCCTGCAATGTTTTGTAGAGGTCTTCCCATTCCTTAATAGAGCGTTTGCCCGGTGATACTTCATTTTCAGCCTTTGCCTGTGTTACCTTTTTACGGGCGGTGTTCACTTTTGCACGGGCGGTGGACAGTTGCTTGCTGTCGGCTGTCCCTGATTTTTCGAGGTCGGCCAATTCCTGCTCGGCTTTCTCTAACACTTGCTCCAACTGCCGCAATGTCATATTGGCTATGGCATTCATCCAAGCCTGATATGTCGCCTCCCGTGATGCAAATTGCTCATCAACCGCCTTTAGAGCCTCTTGCTCGTTACGATTAAGTTCATCGACATTACCTTGCGTAACACCTTTCCTCAATGTGCCGTCTTCGTTATGCAAGGCTTTACGCTTCCGCTCGTATTCTTCCGTTATTTTATTCCGTTGCTGTTCGTAGGTCATAAAATCGGCCAGCATCTGTTCGAGCGAGGTTTTGTTGGCTTTGTTGCGTATTTCTTCGGCTACCTTATAATATTCGGCGATTTGAGCCTGTTGCTCCGGCGAGAGGTCTGCGGCGGTAACGGTCGATCGGTCGAATGTCTCTCCTTTGGCTTTCGCTTTGGGGTTTTTGTTCTCCCATTCGAGTTCACGGGCATCACGCAGAGCCTCGACCATTTCTGCTTCTCGCTGCTGGTTGGCGAAAATCAATCGTCGATATGCAAGTTCCATTTGGGCTTGCTCTTTGGCAAACCCCTCATCCATAGCGTCAATACGAGATTGGGAAATATCCAATTCCGATTGCGTTATCTGTTTCTTGACATTCGCCTCATACTCTTGTATTTTTTGATTCCGCTCGGCGGTTTCTCGCTTTATTCTTGCGGCCTCGTTTTCCGCTTTGCCAGATTGTCCATCCGTGAGTGGTAGTTTTGTTTTTAGGACTTTTATACGGGCTTCAAGAGCTTTGTATTCAGCATCGTCTTTGCCGTATTTCAACTGCTCTTTTTGCAGCGTATCTATTTGTGCCTTAACATCCTTGATTACCGATAATTCCCGTTCACGTGCGAGGGTTTTATCTTTAATCTGCTGTATCTCCTGCTCTTTGGCTGCGATTGCCGCAGTGTCAGGGGTATCGGCTTTTTTTAGAGCCGCAAGTTCCTCTTGGGCTTTGGGAAGCCTGTCCATGAGTTGCTGTAAAGAAGCGGTAGCGGCATCGAATGTCGTTTCTTCCCCATTGTCCGTCGTCGGATTCTCGCCGAATTTCATACGGGCTTGCTCCATAGAACGATTGAAAATTACCCGTGCTTTTACAGCGGCGTCAATCTGCTCTTGGAGGTCATTTACAACAATTTCCGAATATACGGGGGCATCTGAACCGGGTATAATCCCCGTCTGCACTGTTTTTGTCCGGTTGAATGCCCCGATTATTTCTTTAATTTCATCGGTTATTTCAGCCTCACCCTCGATTACCGGCTTTATTTTCCAATAGTAAGTCTCTGACAGGCTTATGCCGTCAGTTCCCTTTTGCCCTTTGAACTGTTTATCAAGAAGTTTTTTTACTTCATCTTTAACGTCGCCCTCTTTTTCGGCCAGCGTATCCGCAGCATCTTTGGTAAAGGTTTCCATTGCCCGAGCTCGGGCAGCTTTCTTTGCTTCCTCTGTAATAAGAGCATAAGCGGCAGCAATGTCGTTTAGGGCAGTTTTTTCGTCGCCGAGTTTTTTCAGGTATTCGCCATATCGGTTTATTATGGCGTCTTTGGCAGCTCGATATTCATTCGTACCCTCTTTGGCTGCTTTCAATCGGCCAAACATTGCATCAATCTGATGCACCTCTGAATCAATCTCTTTGTTGGTGGCTTTGATTGTGTCATTGAGTTTGCTTTGGGCTTTTTCTGCATCTGTTTGGTAGGTTATGAGTTTATATAATCCATAACCGAGAGCGATGACAGCTGCTGCCGCCAACGCATAAGGATTCGCCATAATTACGGCGTTAAGTTTAGCGGCAACAGCAGTCAGACGGGTTTTAACGACGGCCAAAAAACCGCTCGCCGTAGCGTTGGCCGTCTGTGCCGCAGTATTTACAGCGGTTGCAGTCGTATTGGCTGTGCGGGCGGCGGTTTCAACTGCTGTTTTCTTGGCGTTGAAATCACGTGCGGCAGACTGATAGGCGAGGGCAGCGGTTTCCCGTTGTGTTTCTGCGGCGGCTAATTTGCGTTGTGCCACCTCTACCTGTTTTGCATTGCCTGTTGCCCCGATGTGCATTAATTCGGCAAGCCGTTGTTGCTCTAATTGCTTGGCGGCTATGTATTCAGCACGGCGAGCTGCAACGGCTTGGTTGGCAGCGGTAACATCTGCACGGGCTTTCGTCAATGCACTTTGGGCTGCTTGTACATTGGCGGCGGTTTCTGCTTTGACGGCAGTATAATACTCGACAGAGGCTTTCGATAATCCCATTTTCGAGATTTGCGCCTGTTGCTCTGCCGAAAGGAGTTTATATAATTCGGCAGCCTCCTCTGTGTGTTTTACCGTGGCGACGGATTGACGCACGGCCTCGGTTGCAATAAGTGCAGCACGATATGTTCCGTATGTGGCAACGATAACCGACAAGATTTCGCCGATTTGTTCGTAATGGCGTACAACCGTTGTAGCGGCAGAAATCGACCCCGTGATGATGTCTTGATTCGACGTGCCGATGTCGTTCATCATATCGTCGATAGCACCTTTCAGGTTTGATATGCTACCATTGATGCCTTTGCTCTGTTTTTCGAGCATTCCGTGGAACTTGCCACCCTCGGCGGTAGCAGCAGCGAAAGCGTCGGCAACCATTTCCGAAGAAATTGCACCGGCCTCCATATCCTTTTTGAGCTGGCCGATACTCTTACCGGTCTTTTCGGAAATAACGGAAAGCGGGTTGAATCCGGCGTTAATCATCTGCAAAAGGTCTTGCCCCATGAGTTTGCCGGTAGACATCATCTGTGAGAACGCCAGCGTCAGCGAGTTGAATTTTTGGGCATCGCCCATTGATATGTCGCCAATCTGTTTAAGGATTGGCATGACACGGTCGGCCTCAATGTTGAACGATAGAAGCATCTGCGCTCCTTTTGCAAGGTCGTTCAACATCATAGGGGTATTAACAGCAAAAGTCCGTATTTCAGAAAATAGGGCTTGCGCTTTTTGTTTGTTGCCCCCTAAAAGGGTCTCGAATGATATGGAAAGAGCTTCAACCTCTCCACGAACTTGAATGACTGATTTGGCGAACGTCGTAGCCTGCTGGACTGAAAATGCAACGGCAATAGCGGCTCCAATTCTTTTGGAAATGCTATCAATACGGCTTCCCTCCGATACTGCCGTATCGCCAATACCCTTGATGATATTACGAGATTCGGCGGCGTCTGCTCGCAGTTGGTTGTTATCCAACCCCAAACCGTAGTATAATTTGCCCTTGTCGTTTTGCATTACTCTCCGAATAATATTGCTCGGACTTTGTCCCTGTTGCGGGGGTCGTCCGCATTTATAACTTCATTGTCATCACCTTTATCCGCTCCATTTTCCTTTTTGCTTTTGTAACTCGGAAGAACTGCCCCGTACATAATCATGTTGGCATAGCTCATTTCGTACAAGACGTATTCGAGCGGAAGATTGAACCCTTTGACAGTTCCTGCGATTACTGCCCAGATGCTGTCGTTTCGGTCTCCACTTCCCTCGTCTGTCGCAGCAGATTTATCTCGGTCAGGAAAGTGGTAAGCCCGAAAAAATCGGCAACCTGCGACCTCTGTAATAGCCGTGCGGCCAGGTTGTGAAGTTCTCTTGGCGTGATGTCTTCCAGCAGAGATTTTGCGAGTTCGGATTTGTGGTCGATAGTTTCCTCGACTTCCACTTGCCCGGGTTCTTTGAGAAGCCCCCAAAAACGCCGTTTTTCGATTGTTTTGACCGTTTTGCGTGTCTCGGTTAAGCCTTTCGCTCCGAGTATCAGAATGGCGACGATTTCCCCAATAGGGCGGCAATCTCTGCCTATGGATAGAACCTCGTCCACAATGCGTTCTGCGTCGAGTTGCACTTTCGGCATCCGTGCAACAGCTTCTGACACCAAAATCAGTGTAGCTGCGCTTGGAGGGGCGGCCTGATATACTTTGTCGCCGACCATAATTTCCTCCGGTTGTTGGAGGATTGTTTGAGCGACCTTACGTTCGATATTTTCCGGCATAACTATAATTCTTATTTATGGCGAATCCGCCGTAATTAACTTGGTGCGGGAGCTGGATTTGCACCAGCGACCTCCAACTTATGAAATTGGCGAGCTACTACCTGCTCTATCCCGCCATGTGCGGAGGTTTAACCCCCTCCGCATGGGTATCGAGCGTTACGCTCCGGCAGCCGTCTTGACGTATTTTTTCAACGTCTTGCCGGTCTTCGGCTTCTTGGCGTCGAAAGTATACTTCCACAACTTACCGTCAGCCGACGACCACGATTCCGATACCGAGACGGATGCGTTCTCGATAAGGAAGCCCTCGCACTCCTCGTCCTCCGGCGTCAGGCGCACGGCGTAGTTGTCGATAACCACACCGTCCTCGTCTTCGATAGGCTTCTCGTCGCCTTTCTTGACGAAGATTTCCAACTCGAAGACGTACTTGTTTTTGCCCTTGCGGGTATCAACAAGGTCGCCGCCCTCCTCGGTGGCCTCTTTCTTCGTTCCCTCGGTCGTTGTCAGTTTGGCGGTGTCTTCCTTGATTTCGGGCATCTTATCCCACGTGGCAGATGTTTCCGGTGCGCCGTCTTTGCTTTTGGTAAACTCTACCGTCGGTTTACCCCAACTTAATACAGACATATTCTTAATGTTTTAATGGTTTGTTAATCAATGTATTCGTATTTCAATTTAACCACGACGAAATGCTGCTGGGTTTCAGGCTCTTCCTCCGTGTAAATTGTCTGCTGCAACTTGAACTTGTAATTTGATACGGCTACCGTCAGGCTATCAACCCAATCCGATGCGGCTTTTTCGAGCGTTTCGCAACGCTGGCCGTTCTCCACGAGAACCCCGTTTTCGTAGGGGTCGATGTCAGGAACATAGATGTTTATGGTTACGACGCCTGTTTGAAGCTGACCGGGGAGGCCTGCTGTGAAAATTACGATAGCATCCTCTGCTTTGGAATCCCTCGGACGGTAACCCTTGCGATATACTTTCCCCGATATGAGTGCGGGGAGGGAACTGCTTTTCAGCAACGCCAGCACATCGCTTTGTATCTGTTTTCCTGTCTTTGCCATTATCGTTTTGTAAATCCAAGTTGTTTCATAAGGCTCGGCACGAGTTGTTCGGCCAAAAGTTCTGCGCTATCCAATACGTTATATCCTCTTGCTGATACATGGGCGGCATAGTTCATACCTGCCACCACAATCAAGACAATGCCGGACGGAAATTCCTTTGCAATTTGGCGGGCGAATGCTGCTCCGCCTTGCGACCCCTCACGCCCTTTTTTCACGGTGGCAAAATCGCTCGTCTGAACAATCTTGCCGTCCTTGACTATCACGTAGCCGATAGAGCTACGGAGGTTTCCCGTTTGGTCTTTGTAGGAGTTGGTCGATCGGGCTTCATTGATGCAGCGTTCACCGACGTAGGACAGATTATAGATTGTTTGTCGTTCAATCCTCTGTATCTGTTCTTCGAGGTACGCATTGACCTCCGACATCGGTGTTATCTGCTTTGCTCCCATATCAGACCAAAATCCGTAATTGACAAACCGCCGGTAACGGCTCTATTTCGATGACGGAAAATTCTCCGAGCATTTTTCCTCCGGCATCCCGCAACCGTAGCATTTCAGCATCATAAGGCTGTTCGTCTATGAGGATTTCATAGGAAGCGATAGTAAATGCCTCGCCGTTTGCCCTGCCTTTGTTGCTGTATTTATTTGCCCGGTATTGGCACGGGATAGGATTACCCCAAGAAACAGACGGGGCGATAGGATAGTCCGTTTTAGGGTCTATCCCTCCGCCTGTCTTTATCTTCGCTTCGATTGTGCCGTTTGCGATAATCATAGCCTTGAACCTTTGTACCCGTAAATGGATTTCGGTTTGTTGCCCTCCTCCTGACATTCTCCGTATAGGGCGTTTGCCCTGTTTCGGAACTGTACTCGTTGTTCGTCTGTAAAGCTGTATGATTGCCCGCCCTGCGTAACGTCGGGGGCGAGGGAGAGCCATAATAGGAGGTCTGCTTGGGTGAGTTTGTATGCCGTCGTTTGCATAACCTCCTGCGTTGCCTCTGCCGTCATATCAAGCCCACGATATTCCGCTGCGTCCACGAGGGAACGCAACGGAATAGGGTAGGCATTGATGCCTTTCAGCGATTCGAGAACTGTTGCCATGACGTTTAGGCGTTACCTGCGGCCTGTGTTACTGATACCTCGACGGAGTTGTCCTCTTTGTCGGTTACGGTAACCTTGCCGGTTCGTTCGGCCTCTGTGTTGGCAGCAGCCTTTACGGTTACTTTGTTGCCCGAAAGCGTAACGGACAGCCATTCCTCGTCGGCCTCAATGGTCAGCTCGGAAGCATCCCCGTCGTAGTGAACATCGAACGTCTTGCTCGAACCCGATTTCGGGAACGCCAAAGAGGTCGGATTGACGCTCAACTCCTCGCCGGTTGAATCTGCATGGAGGATGTAGATGCTATCCACACCGTCGATAACCGGTAAGGCCAAAGCCTGTGCGGTGGTGAACTCTTTGAGCGGGTCGGTCTTCGAGTATTTTGCAACGAGGATATGCGAACCGGATTTCTGATAGTTCACACCGGCAACGGGGTTGGTTTCCTCGGCCAGCGTACCATACACGAGGCGTCCTACGTTCTCGCTGGGCAAACCTACGACGTTGGCCTCTGCCCAGGGCTTCACGGATACGCGGGAGCCGTCCGGCTTTTCGATTCTGAACGACGAATCGACGATGCGGAACGTGGCTCCATACTCGTCAGCTAACGCTTCCAGCATGGTTTCCCGTGACGGAACCGGCAGCGTATTTTCGTTCGTGATGACCTGCTTGTTGTAGTTCGCAGCGAGCAGTTTTCCCTGTTTCGAGTTGCGGAACAGGTTGAAATACTTTTTCGACAACATCACGAGAGTAATCGAGTTGCCGTCCTCCTGTGCCTTGTCGAAAAGCTGCTGCACGTCGTCCTGCGGAACTGCGTTAGCCTCACCCCATTTGGCCGTGGTTGCGTGGAACGTGTTTTCGGCCTTGTAACCGAAATCGGCTCGGACGCCCGTGCCTACATTTTCCTCGTCAGGGACAAGGGTTACGCCGGTGGACAGAGCTTGCAGAAACATGATTTCCTTGCGGACATCCACACCCTTGATTGCTTTCGGGGCGTCGTCGAAGATTTTACCTACGACGGTGGTTTCGTCGGCTCCTCTTGCCCGCATCACATTGATGTCGGAAATGGCTTTCTCGCCCTTGCTGAACTTGATACCAATTTTCGGGATAACGCCACTTGCGTTGCTGATTTTATCCCGCTTTTTCAAGGGCAGGGAGCTGTCCATAGCCACGACATCAGCGGCCACGACGGAGGTGTTCAGCTCGGTCGAACCCCAAGTGAGGTCAGCGGAGTATTCCTCCGTGAGCATCGTCTTGTGCAGAAGCTGCTGCTCCTTTTTCTTGTCGTTGATTTTTTCGGTAATCTTTCCGATTACGAGACGGAAGTACTTGTCAATGTACTCGATGAATAATGACGGATTCATAATTTAATCTCCTTTCTGTTTTAGACGTTAAGGAACTCGATGCGGGGCAATCCCGTTTTGATTGCCGCCGTCACGGGGTAAGGACTTGCCGCTGCATTGACCTGGCCGATGGTCAGGATTGCAGCTCTCGGGTCTTTTTTCAGCACAGAGGCTTTCAGAACGCCGAGATACGAATGTCCCGCCGGCAGCGTTTCGTACGCATTGCTGGCCACTCCGAGCGGCTTTACTGCTTTCGTCTTGTCATCCTGAATCAGGATATGGCCTGACTTGACGACATCGACATCTGCGGGCAGCCCCGACACGTCAAG